CGTCTCTCCGCGACCAGCACGGTTGATAGGTGGGTTGTTGGCGGGAGCGTCAGATGTGTTGAATAGGGCAGACAGGCAGCACGCGCGCCACAGACCACACAGCAGGCGCACAGCGCGCCGGGCGGGGTAAAATGGTTAGTGTGGGCGGTTGGTTGGCTTTGTACGCCTTGGCGGCCTCGTAGGCCGCTTGCCATTCGCTCGCGGGTGTTTCGCCGCGCGGTTCGTCGGCATGAATGCTAAGCGCCATCGAGTAATTGCCGTCAGGCATAAAAACCTCATTTTCGCGACTCCACACTTTAACCGCGCGGCGTAATACTTTTTCGCCTTTATATGGGTTGCCGTTGTGGTCAACCTGCACAACCCACACGGTTTTCGCTGTGCGACGCGTGACGCGGTAAGCGACGGTTAAATCAGAGTTAGTAATGTATGTGCCGCAATAAACTTTGCCGACCTGAAATTTTTGGTTGAATTTTTCTGTTTTCATCTTTTGTTTTCCTCACCAAGCCACCCGGCCCGGTAATAAGAATATACTAAATGGCAGTTACGGCGTCAAGTTTTTTTACTATTTTTCTGTACTTAAACTGCCCGACAAGTCGAAACTGTACAAAGACTTTTTGCCGTTTTTGCTGTGCAGTTAGGTGAACGAGCGTTTACCGACACGATAAAAGGTCAACTGCGCGGCGAAAACGGGGTTTTTCACGTCGCGCAATTGGCTACGTGGGACAGCGGTTTGAGCCTGTAAATAAAGGGTTTTCTGTCCCTCTTGTCCATGTACACTTACTTTTTTATATAAACCCTATGGGTTTTTTTATCCCTTGTATTAGCCGTAGCGTATAAAAAATGGGTATGGGGTGTTAGGGGCCAAATTATGTGGGACACGGGACAGATCGTGGGACAGTTTGCGGGGCTGCGCCCGGCTGAGCTATCGGGCCGGGCGGCGACAAGTTAAATTTACTTGACGTGAGGTAGAAAAACTGGCACAGGGCCGCGTGAAATCACCGACTTTGACTGAATGCGAAAAAAAATACGCTGTCGCCGACGTGGCGTATCGGGCGTACCTGAAAAAGCGGGCAAAAGACAAGTTCGGTGAGTACACGAAGGCGGCGCGGGCTGTGAACCGCAGCCGGGCGCACCTGTTCGATTGTATCGAAGGCAAGCGCGGGCTTGACTCTGTGCGGCGGTTGGTTGGTAAGATCGAAGCGGCGCAAGTCAACTGATTTTGAAAACTGCACTCACTATTATTGTTTACGACCGTGACGCGAACCTACGTACGTGGTGCGAGGCTTGGCGACTATCGGCGCAGCGTCACCCCGACGTTGAATTTCGCGTTATCTGCAACAACGCTCTGAAATTTACTGAGTACAGACGACAGGTCGAGGCGGTGGGCGGCGTGTTTATAGAGCGCGCGAATCAGGGGTTTGATATAGGCGCGCTGCAAGACGTCGCACGCGGTCGCTTGGCGGGTTTTGGGCCTTACGATTTTTTATTGTGGTGCGTTGACGACCTTCTGCCCGTGCGCCCCGATTTTATTGACGCGTTTTTGAGTGCGCGGAATGCGCCGACCGATTTGCCGGTTTTTGAAATGTCGCTGAACCCCGTGCGTCATGTTCGCACAACGGGGCTTTTTATGCCTCGCGAGTTTGTAGAGCAATTAGAATTTGCAGCCGACCCGATAACGATTAAAAATGATTGCTACAAGTTTGAGCATCGCGACCCGAAAAACCATTTTTTGTTACAGGCAGAACGCAAGGGCTATCGGTGTAAACAGATTGCACCGATTAAAGACTCGCCGCTCTGGGACACGGGGCGCAGCGGTAATTATCTGACGCCAAGGAAAAAAGATTTTCGGGCCGGTTGGCCTGACGTCTACGAAGTTTGTTACGGAAAAAGTGGGGGCTTAGTGGAAGTTTTTGCGACGGCATACGAGGGCTATCCGATAGTCGCGCACTCACTCATGGCGCAGACCTACAAAAATTGGCGGCTGATTATTGAGCACGACGGCGAACCGCCCAAAGGCTACAAAGATTTACTGCCCAAAGATGAGCGCATGAAGTTTATTTTTTCAAAAGAGCGCGAACAGAATTACGGACACGCGAAGCGGGCAAGGCACGTTGAAAACCTTGCAAAATCCGATGCGACTTTTACAATCATAACAAACCACGATAATTATTATGCACCGACGTTTCTTGCTGAGGCCGTGGCAATGCTTGACGATGACGAAACGGCAATTGCGGTTTACTGCGATACTGTGCATAGCTACATACAGCACAAAGTTTTACCGGCAAAACCGATGCGCGGTTTTTTAGATTGCGGTGCGGTAGTTTTTCGCCGTGCTGAAATTGTCGGCGTGCCGTGGGCGTCTATGGAGCACTCGGCAGATTGGTTTTGGTTTGACGCTATAAACAAAAACTGCGGCGGGTTTAGACGCTGGAAAAAAATCGAAGGGGTGCACTTTGTACACAATTGAAAATCCGAAATGCCGTTATTGCGGCGCAGATGCAAAACACGTAATGACTTTTAGTTTGCCCGCGCCGAATAAATACTTTTCGACGTACGAAAGCGCCAAGGCGGCAGAACGTCGTCCGCATGAACTTGTTAGTTGTGACACTTGCGGGTCGTTCTCACTCGCGAACACTCCGTTTACACCTGACGAGCTTTTTGCGGGGGCTTATGCGTTTGTGCCGTTGTCGGCATCGTGGCGTGCGCATTGCGTCGAGCTTGCGCGCTACGTTAAAGAACTACTGCCGACAAATGAGCCGAACGCGCGCGGCGTGGTGTACGACATCGGCGGCAACGACGGCGCATTAGCTGCGGCCCTGTATCGTGTGTGTGACCGTCAGGCGATTGTTATTGACCCGTCAGACGTTGCTCCATTTCAAGACGGTGTACATTGGCCGAAACGCAAAGGCTTTTTCGGCGAGGCGTTTGCGCGCGACTTGCTGCACAACGGCGAACGGTTAGCCGATGCGATAACGGCGACAAATGTTTTGGCGCACGTGCCCGACCCTTTGGATTTTATGCGTGGGGTCAAAACTCTGCTTGCGCCTGATGGCGTGGCTGTGTTCGAGTTTCCTGACGGCGCAACGCTTGGCAATCATGTTTTGTTCGACCTCGTGTACGCTGAGCACATCGGGTATATAACGCTCGCAGGCGTGCAGGCGTTAGCAGAGCGCGCAGGTTTATTTTTGACCGGCGCGCAGTACATCGACGCGCACGGCGGGTCATGGCGCGTACAGGTTACACATAAAGAGTATGGCCGGTGGGTACACGCCGAAATCGAAAAGCCGAAATTTAATTTTGCCGAAGTCGTCGCGCTAAAACTGCTTCGCCTTGCTGACTACGTGAAGGGCAAAAAGATAATCGGTTTTGGTAGTGCAGCGAAAAGCGTTGTCGTCAATGCGTGTCTTGCCGACGACTCGCTCGCAATCCCGAATTTTATTATAGACCAAACGCCCGCAAAGATCGGCAAATTTCAGCCGGGCAGCGGCGCAAAAATTCTGCCTTTGCCTAATACGTATTTTGAAGCGATGACCGACGACGAAAAACTCGCGAGTACACTTTTGCAAACGGCTGATGTATGCATAAACTACGCGTGGAATTACGCCGACGAGGTGCGCGACAAATTAACGCGCGCAGGTTTCAAAGGCGAAATCGTGACGGTGCATGATTTTTAACGCGGGGCGACATGCCGAAAAAAGGTAATCGTAAAGGGCACAACCTCACGAAAGAAGACATGGCGCGCGGCGGTCGTAACGGTAAGCGCGGCCCGTCGATTAAAACGCAGCTCCAAAACATTTTGGCGGGCGACGTGCCGACGGTAGTTTTAGAAGTTTTGAAAAACCGAAAAGTCACCGTCGGCGATAAACAAGTGCCGGCCCCGATAAAACCGATGGATACACACGCGGCGCGTGCGGTGGCGTTAGTGCTACTGAAAAACGCATTGGCTGACGAGGCGTGGGCGATTAAAACTCTTGCCGAGTACATAGACGGCAAGCCTGCGAGTAACGACACGCTTACTATTAAGGCGCTGACGCCTGCCGAAATTGCGGAGCACGACGAAAAGGCAAAAGAAGTTTTCGGGAAGTACGCACTCGCGCCTCGCGGGCAGATAGTCGAGACAACCGCCGAAAAAGTTAATGAGTGATTTCGCATGGCACGCGGCGCTTGACGATTGGCTGGCAGAGCCGCACAAATTCGGGCACCTCTTAGGCTTTGAAAAACTAACGCCTGAACACGATCAGTGGATTAACTTTTTTTTACGCGTACCGCAAGGCGGGCGCGACATTCTTATGGCGCATCGAAACTCGTACAAAACGACATGCGGTCTCGTTGCGCTCACGCTGCTTTTTATGCTCTACCCCGAATTGCGGGTTTTGATTGTCCGTAAAACTGACACGTATGCCGCCGAGGTGGTGCTCGCGCTGCAAAAAATCTTTCTTCACAATCCCGTTGTGCGTATGTATTTAATCGCGCGGTGGAAGTGTCAGTCAGCGCAGACAAAAGAATGGTCCCAGGAGAAAACGGTTTTCGCGTTTAAGCGACGCGTGACTGTTCAACCATCTTTAACCGCTGCGGGCATCGGGGGCAGCATTACAGGCGCGCACTTTGACTATATATGGCTCGATGACATCGTAACGAAAGAAGACCGTTACAGCGGCGCAGAGCGTGAGCGCACAAAGTCTTTTGTCTACGAGACAGCGAACGTCATTGAGCCTACCGGGTCGATAATGATAACGGGAACGCCGTGGCATGAAGACGACTATTTTTCGACGTTGCCAAAGTCTATGTTTGAGGGCCGTAAATTTCGTATAGGCGAAATTCACATACCCGAGATAACGCCCGAGTGGGTAGCTAAGAAAAAACAAGAAATGACGCCAAGCCTGTACGCAGCAAACTACGAGCTTGAACATATATTTTCTGACGACGTTATCGGAGCTTTTGAAACTGATGCAAACTGGGATTGCGCTTATTGCGTGGCGTTTCTCGACTCGTCATTTAGCAATAAGAAAAAAACTGACAGCACGAGCGTTTCTATTGTCGGCGTAATAACTCGTGGCCCGGAAAAATTGTTTTTGTTCACCGGGCGCAATTTTCCGAAATCAATTGCAGACCCTGAGACACAACGCGGCGTTTTAACTATGCTCGCGCAGTTCAAACCGATTGACACTTGCCTTGAAAGTCAGCTAAGCGACGCAACCGAAATCTTTTTTACGGCACTGAAAGAGGCGGAAAAAAGATTTACGCCGCAATGGCGCAATAACTGGACAAAGAAGCATCAGAGCACGGCGAAGCACGAACGCATAACGTCACACGTTGCGGCGAATAAATACAAGCTGCGCGCACTCGCGGGCACCGACCCGGCATACCTTGCCGAAATTGCGAACTATAATAAATTCGCAGAGCATGACGACGCGCCCGACAGTTTAGCCGGCGCAGTGGAGCTGTGGCAAACGTCGCCAAGCGTACGGCAATATATCCGCTTGATGGGCCTTGCGCAAAGTGCTTTACGCGGTGCGTGATGCGAGTTTATCGGGCGCACAATCTATGCACGTTCTCATTGGCACAAAATCGGGTGTAAGCTACCCGAAAGAAGGCGACGCCCCCGCAGTAAAACTCGCAGATGTCGCCCGGTGGAACGAGTTCGGCACTGAGCTTATTCCGCCGCGCCCTGCGTTTCGTGTCGGTGCTGAGAATGCAATAAAAAATAACGGCGGAGATGAAACAAAGCTAATCGACAAGTATCTGGCAAATCTCATTGACCCGAAAATGACACCGCAAACGCTGAAGAAACTGGAAAAAAGTTTTATGGAAAATATGGCAAAACGAATAGTGCGTGAAGTTAAGCAGATTATCAAGCAAGGCAGCACGTCGCCGAACGCGCCCGCAACGATTGCGAAAAAGGGTTTCAATCATCCACTTATGGAAACCGAGTTGCTGTATGATAACGTAGCCGCCGAGGTCGTGAAATGAGCGCGGCGAACGAACTGCACGGCGTCTTGCGTGCGCTGAATGTTTTGCAGTCTTTGCCGATCACGCAACTTGCCGAGAATAAAACGCTCGTCGATCAGGTGTCAAACGTCGTTTCGTCGAATACGTTTCACGGCATGATTGAGCAAATCAAACGCGACTATGAAAACGAACGCGCCGCACGCCTGACACCCGGCCCGCAACAAAACGGCGATTTAGTTTCCGCGTTCGTACAATGGCAAAACCGCACGGCGCAAAAGTATGCCAAAGTGGCAACGCCGCTCGAAACGCAGATTTACAACGTCGGGCACGAACTCAAAAACCGGGGCACGGTGGACACACGCCGTACGAAAGAGTACGCGGCGTTCAAAGAAGTACACCACAGCATCTATTCAAACGTCGGCCTGCAAATCAATTCGATGAAAGACCCGACGCTTGTCGGCAATTACATTGACTACACGCCCTACCTGTATAACTATAAAGACTACCTCGCTATACCGACGCTTTCTAAGATCGTTGACAAGCCGATAGCGTATGCGCTGCGCGATTTACCCGAAGCGGTTTTCGACGACAAAGAACTGACAAAAGCCCTCGCCGATCATTTCAACAAAATGAACCTGCGCGAAACGCTCGCGAAAATGCTTCTCTATTCTGACTGTTCGCCGCGCGGCTCGCTGCTCGTACCTGTGCAGAGAAACGGGCGCGTGACGTTTACCGCGTTTAACGACTCTTATTTTTCGTATGCGACGCGCTCGCGTTTCTCTGCTATTGACGACACAAACGACGTGGGCGAGTTGTTCTGCCTCGGTTACAGTTTGAAAAACGACGTCAGCGCGAAGTTTCTTTGCCCTGGCTTTGAGCCGATGCTGGGCGTGGGTAAAAACCGCGTTGCGCAATTACGCGAGGCCGCAGAGGCAATTAACCTTTACATTTATACGATAAAGGTTTTATGCGTGCGCGCTCAGACGATCATTCAAAAGCACAACGGCGAAGGCATGAACGACGCCTTACTCGCTGCGCTTGAAAAGAACTTGGCGAACATAAACAAAACTTTGACGTTGAACGACATAACGCGCATCGACTCGGGTACCGAAATGGAGATTTTGTCGTCGAATTTTTCGCCCGGCTTCGCGGACATCGCGAGCGCGCTAAAAGAATTTATCGGCATACAGGCCGGTATGCACTCCGACTTTTATTTCGGCTCGTCGTCTGCCTATCAGGCGAACAACTTTAATGTGATGACCACGAACGCCGACATTCATTCAGATATTCAGCGCGGTAAAATTGAACCAGTTTTCAAGTTTATTGTCGATACGGTTTTGACTTACGACGCGCGCTTTGGCAAATACAAAGACCTTGCGGGCAAATTCGACGTTGAGTTTGCGCCGCTCTACCAGTACACCGAAAGCGAAAAACTGGACGAAGACAAAAAGAAAATCGATAACCTCGTTTCGATGAATGACAGCCGCGAATTAGAAAACGGTTTTCGTGCGCTTGGCGTTTTACGCGATGACGTAGATTTACCGGGCGGCGAACCTGCGCCGGCTGATTTGACTTAGTGAGGGAAAATGAAAGCAACTGAATTTTTGAAAGAGTTTGACGCTTGCGTCGGGCACGACGTAGCTGCTGACACTAAGGCTTTTCGCGGAAAGCAACACACTAATGGCACAGTAGAGTTTCCCACGTTTCAGCATCGGGGGTATACGGTCGAGATTTGGGCCGATGAGCGTGGCGCGTTTTCATATTTTATCATTGAGTTAGATTCACGCGAACGCCCCGGCGGCACGTCGTTTCAAGACGCCCGCAACAAAGCAATTAGTGAGCTTAATTCTAAGCCCCCTCGCTAAGTGATAACCGTCTTTGAACAATTCGCCCCAAAATATAAAAAGATCGTGCGCAACTTTGCGCTGACGGTCTGGAAGTGGGGCAGTCAGTCGAAAGAAAGCGTCAACGCCGAAAAAGAACTACTCAAAAAGGCCGACACGTTTCGTATGCGCTATGAACGCGCGCTCAAAGAGTATTACCGCGAAAAAGAAATTCGCATTTGGCCCGGCACGATTAAGGCTAAGGGCTATGAGTGGCTACGCGAACAGAAAAGCCTTGCCGCAACAGTAAAGGTTGTGGCCGACGCTAAGAAAAATAAACTCGCGGTCGAAGAATTTGAGAAGCTGCGCAAAGAGTCCCCCGGCGACGTTCAGCGTTTACTAAATAAAGTTTACCTCAGCCCTGAGCAACGCAAAAACGGCGAAAATGTTTTCGGTGTGTTTTCGTTCAAGGACGAAATGGCGAAAAAGGCTGAGCAGATCGGCGAAGAAGGCGCGTTCGACCTTGGCGCGAAAATAAACGATGCTGTGATTGGCGACCTTGGCGACCGTTACAAGTGGTGCACGCAAGAAGACTCGCGAGTCAGAAAAACGCACAGAATGCTAAACGGTAAAACCTTTCTGTGGACAAACCCGCCCACGACCATTGACGAGTACGGCAACAAACACACGGGGCACGTCGCTTCGGATTATGGTTGCGTTGTCGGGTCAAGCCGCATAATCTTCGATAGTAAGATAAAAACGCTTTACCGGCGTTTTTATAGCGGCAAGCTCACCACAATTTTTTCGAGCGCGGGGGCGCTCCATTTGACACCGAATCATCCGGTATTGACCGCGCGCGGGTGGGTCGCTGCGCAAGACGTGCAACGCTTTGACAAGCTCGTCAAGATTCCCGGTCAAGTGCTCAAGCGAGTTGTGCAGAACGTACAACGTGACGTAGCCACCGCTGAGCAACTTTTTAATCTTTTTCAGTTGGTCAGCACGCCGCGCCGGGTTGACGGCCTCGCAACGCAATTCCACGGCGACGGTTTGCCACAGCACGAAATCAATGTTATTGCCGCCGACGGGGGCTTGTGCGACAAAATCTATAGCCTCGCGTTTAAGTCTTTCGGCAAATTCTTTTTCGCCGACGCCGATCAGGTGCGCGGGCTGATTACGAAATCGACCCTGCGCGACTTTGGCCCGAAACTCAGCCGTCTGTTTTTTACCGCGTGTCGCCTTATTAGCTTTTTTCGTGAGCGCCTGTTTTTCTTTGTGCGTCATTCGACCCATTCGCAAAAAGTTAGCCTGCGACCCGGTGCGCGGGGTGACGCCCGCCGCAAGAATCGTGCGACGAATAAGCAAGCGGCTAATCCTAAAACGCCGGGCGCAGGCCAATTCGCTAAGCCCGCTGACGTACAGCTTGACGATTTGGGCGGCGTTGGTGCGCAAGATTTCGTGCGCGCGTTGTGTGTTATTCATTCTAATTACTCCGGTTATGTGTTTAATTTTGAAACTGAGACAGGGGCATATTATGCTAACAGTTTGGCAAGTCACAATTGCCGCTGCTTTGCTGAACCCTCGAAAGGCAAGCCGCTAATTGATTTTGTGGTAGTTGCTTGACAATGTATGCCTGCTGCGCTAACCGCGCCTTATGAACGCTGTTTTATTTACTCAGTCTTTTGACGCCTGCGTGGGGCATGGCGACTACCCCGGCGCGTACGGCCCGGCTAAGCTATTTCTCAAAGAAATCAATTCTGTGGCAGACATGGAAAAGTTTTTGAAATCTAATCCCGGCATTTCGACGCAAACAAAATCTGAAATGGTCGAAGCAGTCGAAAAGAAGTTCGGCGCAAAAATAAACTGGTAAAAATGAACATAACGCAATTCACAAACTCTTTTGACGCCTGCGTGGGTCATGCACCGGTGCCCGTCGCCCGTGAAACGTACAATAACATCGAAGCACTATTTTATGAAAAAGACGGGCTGTTCTACGGCAGGGTTGGCGATTACGGGACAAGTGGCTATAGCACACTTGAAGCGGTGAAAAAAAAGACGCGTCAATACATTGACGACAAAAGCAGAAAATAGCAGACCGGGTAAACAAAAAATGAACATCACACAATTTACAAACTCTTTTGACGCCTGCGTTGGGCACGGTGCACTACAAGAAGCAGGCAGCGAAAAGGTAAACGGTAAAACCGTAAACTATTTTGCAACGCCTGAGGGCTATTACGTTTTACGGTACGACGGGCAGGCGCGCGACTGGTCGAACGAGAAAAAATATAGTACCCTTGATGAAGCAAAGCGCGCAGCAAAAAAAGTTGTTCACTAACAAATGACCCTACGTACCACAGTCGCCCACAACGCGCCGCAAACCACAACGGCGAAACACGAATTTCAGCAAAACATAATGACAGCGGATTTTTCCGCCCCTGTACTTTTCGCTGGCGTGTATGAATACGACGCGGCAGAGCTTGGCTTTGAAGGCGGCGGGCGCGTTCGCGTTTACTACCCGCCTGAAGCAATCGCCGACAAAGATTTTGTTCAGTCGGTTTTTTATTCTGTACTATCGGTGGGTACGCACGAGAAAAACACGCGTGAAGAAAACGCAAGCCCTGACGGCTTTATTCGCAAAGCAATTTACAACGATAAAATGAAAGCCGTTTTTGCTGAGGGCTATATCTACGGAAAGCAAAACGTCGAGTACGTCACGCGTAATCAAAACGCCGAAAAGTTCGGCACGTCGGCTTTCTTTCGCGCGACGTACAAACCGCAAAAAGGCACCACGCCCGAAGGTGAAGAATTTGACATGATCGGCGGCGACCTCGTTTGCAATCACTTGGCGATTTTGGAAAACCCCCGCGACGACAAAAATGTGGTTGTCATCACGAAGGTAAACAGGGCCGTGGCGCAGCACGTAAGACATGCTGTACGAAATCTTAAAAATTCAATTAAGGGGATTGTAAAAATGGCAGACACAGAAAAACCGGCGGTTGACAAGGACGAAATCCGAAACGCCCTTGAGGAAATCAAAAATGAAGAAGCGAAAGCGAACGAAATCAGCGACTTGAAAAACGCGCTCGCAAAAATGAGCGACGAACTCGCCGCGCTGAAACCAAAAACGGAATCAGCAAACGCTGAGCCGGTAAAGCCCCACGCAGAGCCAGACGGCGACGAGGCAAAAAACGCTGACGACAAAGCCGCTGAAGCTGCACACGGTCTGCCCGCGCAGGAAGTCGTCAAGGCTTATGCGAAGCACTACGGTCGCGACTTTGGCCGCGTGACTCCATCTTTTGCTGCACTCGCCGAAATCGCCGACATAAAGGCCGATGGCATCGCAGCAAAAGCGCGCGCAGTAGTTGCGCACGCGAAAGAACTCGAAGCGGGCGAAACCCGCACAGTCGAAACAGAACACAGCGCGAGCGGCTCTTTGTCGTTTGCCGGTTTTTCTAAAAACATCTAAGGCAGGCAAAAAATGGGACTATCTCCAAACCTACAAATCGGCGAAACGAACCCGACCGATTCAACGCTTCAGTTTAAGGCGTCACGCCTTGCGGCTCTGCCGCTTGTCGTACCGACCGCAGCCGCTGCGCTCCTGACTGACGGCGAAGTGCCGATTGGCTCACTCGTTTCGATTCAGGAATACCCGACCGGCGGCGTAAAAGCCGTTCTTGGCCCCGTGGCTGATTCTGACGACGAATACAACGTCGGCGTCATTATCGGATACGGCTTTATCGAACAGGGCCTGCAATCTGAGGGTCGTGGCGCAATCGCCCCGGCTAACGGAATTTTCAAAGCAGGTGACCGCGTGGTTGTCGTTACCGACGTGAACGAAGTTTACGCGGTGCCGTTCGTATCGGGCAGCGAACCGACACACGGCATAAGCACAGCTTACTTTACCAAAGCGGGCAAACTGACGTCAGTGTCAAGCGGCGGCAACGTCGCAGCAGAGGGCGCAGTCTTTTCAGGCATCGCCGGGCTGCAACTCACAAATCAACTGAAATCAGGCTATTTGTTTTACAGAAAATCAAGCCCGGTTCAACCATAACGCGCGCAGCGTAAGGAAGTAAAAATATGTTAGGCGAAAAACAACTTAGCGGCAAAGACGCAGCGCGTCAAAACCTCGAAAACTTTATGGCGTTTCATAACGCCGTTACCACTCAAAAAGTTCTGAGCGGTCAACTCAAACACGGGCAGGCGAACTACCTGTCGCTTGACAACGCGGCGAAAGAATACGTCGGCGCGGTGTCGGCACTCGTAGCGTTCGCAAACCCTGCGAGCGTGTCGCACAATAAGGCCGTTTCAGAAGTGAAGCACGGCGCAAACGGTGACACGGCGCTTTTGTCGCGCCTCGAACAGATTGGCCGCTCGTTCGGGCAGCAAATCATTTCGACCGCAACCGAAATTCAGAAAGCCGGGCTTGGCGAGGGCGCAGCGGTTCGCGAAGCGTTGCACAGCATTGCCGGCAATTCGGTTTATGACAACTTTGTCAACGTCGGCGTTCTCGCGCGTCAGCAGTACCAAAAAACGACCCTTGCAAACCTCTTAACTGAGGCAGGCGACGCTTACGCGCTGCCACTCGAAAACGGCACGACCGGCACAAACATTTCGCGCTTTCGTTTCCCAATCGAACGCACGTCAGGCTCACCAAAGATTTTTAACGGTGACGTTGCCGCGCAAGGTTCGCTGAAATTTGACGCAAATCAGGGCCAAGTGTCTTTCTTAAATCAGTTTAAGGACGCAATCACAATCGCGCAACCTTTCACTATTACTCAGGGCAGAAAAGACCAATATGCAGGCTATGAAAAAGCGGCGTCACCTACCCTCGCGGGCATCGTTCTGCAAAACCT